CATTTAGTTCTTGTTCAATTAATATTTGTGTGGTTTTGTGTTCTATTTCTACTGATTCTTTAGAGAAACCCACACTATCTTTTCTTAGTTTCTCTAAAACTTTCTTGTTTAACCTAACATCTTGAATACAGTAATCCAACATTTCTTTACTGTACTCAGTAAACATTGGAGCAGTTGACTTAGGGCAGTTGAGTCTCCATCCCCACTTCTCTAGGCTATGTCCTCCTTCCCTAGTAGGATGTAGTAATCTTGATAAGGTCAAGGTATCAAGAATATTAGCATGAGTAGATAAATCTATCTGCTTAATCCTGTGTATAGCTGGAATATCAAAGCCTAAGATATTATGCCCAACTAAGCTATCAGCGGATTTTAAAAACTCAATGCCCTCGTCAATGCTTTCTGGAGTAAAGGTATGCACTTTATCAGTATCATCAATAGCAACAATACACCAAATTGTAGAGGCCGGTGGTAAGTTTGTGACCTCACCAGTCTCATAGTCTTTTAGTGTAGATTCCCAAAGTAATCCATTTGTTTCTATATCAAATACTAATTCCATTAAAATGCAATAGAGGACTGACTCTCTGTCATACTAAATTCAGTATCAAAGTTCTCAGCCAATCTTCCTGTTTCTTTATCGTAAATTAAAGCAGTTGCCATACCGACATCTCCAGTATACCTAGACTTTAAGATTCTAAGTCTAGTTGTCCGAGCCTCTTCAGGGTCATCGGACTGTTGATTCCTTTCTAATGCTATCACACAATCGCTTAATTGTCCAATACTATTAGACCCTCTTAAATGCGATAGAGAAACTTCAATACCATTCTCATGGCCTCTATTACCATCTACTCTTCTCAAATGTGAAACAAGAATTAAACCAGCTCCAGTTTCCTCTACTAAGCTTCTAAGCCTAGTCATAATATTATCTATGGCTCGTCTTTCATCACCTTCTTCTAAGGCACTAACAAGCATGTGTAGGTGGTCAACCACTACCCACTTACAATCACAACCAACAATCAAGTATCTAAGCTTAGCAAAGATATCATCTATCTGATTAGTCCCAAAATGAGCATGAATAAAAACCTTGTCATCTTTAAAAACTTTATCAAACATATCGACTAAAGTAGAGTCATCAAACTTTTCTCGTTCTTGGTCAACATACAACCGAGCATTAGCTTCAATAGATAGAATACCATCTACTGTTCTTCGCCAGTCTTCTTCAAGTGCTATGATACCAACATTGTCGTCTGTCTGTTTGACTAACCAATGTTCTAGCTCTCTCGTGATACTAGACTTACCAAGCCCTGTCCCACCCGTTAAAGTTACCAACTCGCCTTGTCTCATACCATATAGTTTTTCATTTAGTCCCGCCCAAGGATAAGGCACAGACTCTTTCTTCTCTCTATCTAAAAAAGAATCTTTCTTCTCTGATACTCTAATGATACCACTAGGAGTATAGAGTTTAGCATCCCACCAAGCACTAACAAATTCTTTGTACTTGCCTTTAAGAAGCATATCATTAGCATCTTTGTAACCATTAGGTAAGGTGACTATCTTAGCCTTGCCGGGCTTAAGAATACTAGCAACCTTCTTAGCTGACTCAATACCTTGTCTATCTTTATCAAAACAAATGACAATATTATCAAAGCTTTCTATGTATTCTAAGTTCTCTTTAATATCTTTGACTGCTCCGGAAGCTCCTCTAATGATAGAGGTAACTGCCCACTTACTACCTAGTAATTCATAAGCCGACATAGCATCACACTCACCCTCAGTTATGGTTAAATACTTACCGCCTTCTTTAAAGAGTTGTTGACCAAACAAACCAACTCCTTGAGGGCTAACATCATAGCTAAACTTTTTGTCTCGAACATATCTAATCTTATTAGAGGTTAGTTCGTTGTTGATATACAAAGGATAAATATGTTGGGCTATTTGACCAGCACTATCATAAACAGTCTTGACTCCATACTTCTCAGCAGTCTCCCTTGAGATATTTCTATCTGTTAGTTTGGCGAAGACTCCACCATGAGCATTTAGTTCTCTTACTGTTTCTGTCATATTAGTTTTATTAGATACGATATTATCTTGATTGTCTACTCCTTTCGGAAAGAATTCATCACAACTAAAACATTTAGCTGAGCCATTCTCATTAACCGAAAGAGCATCGCTACTACCACAAGCCGGACAAGGCAAGTGATACTTCTTAAATTTTAAATCTTGTTCCATCTTTGACCTCAAAAAAATAGGGCATCCGAAGACACCCTATCAGAATATATGAAAAATTGTGGTTAGGTTTCCTCTGAATCTTCAGTAGATTCTTCAGCACTTTCTTCCACTTGCGACTCAGGACAGCCTTTTAACAGCTCTTCTAAGTTTGCTCTATGTGTGCGACTAGCAAAGTCTAAAGCTTCGATAACAACAGATAGATTACCTACCTTGTTGACCATCACAGTAGCATCATTCTTTTTCTGTTCATCTGCAATAGCAGTAACATCAAAGTTATTTACTTCACCTTCATCGTTTTTAATACTAATAATCATTAGAATTCTTCTCCTCCTTCGATGGCATCGAATTCTGAACCATCACTAGATTTATATTGAACCAAGTCAAGAACTTGCATAGCTTGAAAGTCCAAGCCTTTAAAGTCCCCATACTTATTAGATGTTTCCCACTCGCTATACTGCACTCTAACCTTAGAGCCGTTACCAACCAGTTCATCTATTGGAACTTTATTTGCATCTAAAAGCTTAGGCGATTGTCTAACCATTCCGTTAGGGCCATTCACCTTTCTTTTAAAAGTTATTGCTTTTCCGATAACTTCTTCATTCATTGTGATTTCTTTTGTTTTAAAACCACGAGTTTCAAAGTCATTGGCGACATCGTCACTCACTACTAAGTCCACAGTATAAACAGGTTCATACTTGGTATTAGGAGTAGTTACACTAGCCCAGTAGGCTATTCCTTCTTGTATTGCCATAAATTTTCTCCGTTTTTGGCATAATTGCATAAACTATTATAGTTCTTCACAGAAGTCTGTCAAGAGCTATAAGCTAATCTCTTCAACTATTTTAGCTAAAGAGATTGTTTGGTTATTATAAAGAGTAATTTTAAAGTTATCGTCTGCTAAACATTCAACTTCATAAACTACTCCACCTTGACTAAAGATAATTTCATAATTAATAATTACAAAATTATCAAATTTTCTAAATAATTCTTTATTTAATATAATACTTTCTGTCATCTTAGACATTTATTTTAAAAGGTATTGAACAATTATTAGCAGTAGCCGTACCAAAGTCTAAGCTACTAAGGTATCGCACACTAGCTCGTCTAATACTACTAGGTGGATTAGACTCAAACTCAACATTAACAGGCTTACCTTCTGCTAAATCATACACAATTCTAAAAGCTACTGAGTTCTTTAAACTAACATTTCTAATATAGTAAGAGAAACTCCTACTCTTTATTGGTTTAGGACAAGCCACAGGCTCTGCCACAACTTTTTCTACTGCATTAGAGACAACATAAGGAGTCTCAATTTCCGGCTCTTGTGTGGCCTCTAAGGACTTCGTTTGTAATAGCTCTAATTCCGTGACTAAGCTCATAAAACTTTCAGTTGTAGTGTTTTCTAACTCAGTCAGTTGGGTTTGTAGCTCAGCTAAGCTTAAAGCTAAACTCTCTTGCTCAGCTTCACTAAGCTCTGCGAAGTTTCCTAAAGTTTTAACAGCTCTCTCAACTTGTAAAACAGTTTGAAAGATACCATCATTTTCTAATCTTAGTTCTTCATTCTGCACTTCCAAAGCATTTATTCTAGCTAATAAGTTTTGCTTAGTCTTGTTAAATTCTAGGACATAATCTGGTGTCTGACCGACAGTTTGCTTGACATAATTGCCTAGTAAAACATAAGTAGCAGTCACTAGCACTAAAGTTATTAAAGTTGATATTACAATATTCTTCATTTTATTTCTCCGTTAATTAATTTTCTTTCTAATCTTCTTTGTTGCACATACAAAGCAACCAAGAATTTCTTATTAGTTGCGATATAAGTGTCGAAGTCTTTTTGGTCTGCTAAGTTAGTGTAATGTAATTGGTCATTACAATACTCGTCAAACTTTCGCATAAAAAAAACATCTATCTTTCTCGTCTTCATCTTTCCCAACATTTGTAGCCAGAACATTTATCGACAGGGTCACCACAGTCCTCACAATACTCAACCTCTTTGTTGGTTGGTAGGTCTTCTGTTAGTTCTTTGGCAATGTCATTACACACTTGTAAAAATAAATCCATCATTTTCTCCTGTTCTTGTTGTCAACCATCTTAGTTGACTCCCATGCAAAAAATGCTAACACAGAAAAGAAGATAAGAGCAAGTAGTAATTCTATTAGTTCACTCATCAAACACCTCGCTAATGTGATAGTTCTGCCAAGCTCCATGCTTGACTAGTTCCCACTTGCTTCCACCAGTTTGGTCAGCTAGTTTTAAAGCTTCGTCCACAGAATTAGCTTTTACTCTAACTTTGTAGTGGGTTGGTTGTTTAGCATAGACTTCATAAGTTTTCATAACTCACCTCAGTTTAAAATTCTTTGTATCCAATTCTCTGCTACATCTTCAGCATAGCTTTCGGAATGGTCAAAGCATTCGACCACCCTAACTAGCATAGTGTCACGATAAAGCTCGACAAAAAAGCCCTGTCGATTTTTAAAGATAAAGGCCTCACGACTATGAGGTTTGCCGTATTGAGAAATAAGTTCACCTATCATTGTTCTAAAGCACTTAAGATGTCATTTATCTCGTTGTTGATAGCTTCAAGATAATCTAGGTCAATAGCACAACTAGCGATATAAGAATAATCTTCATCACCCTCAGGTCTTTCTAGCTCTCTATCAATACAATGTCTATTAAAACTTCTAAGTTTATCAGTTAGAAGTCCTAAAGCTCCGTTCTGCAATTCTGCAAGTCTAGTATATATTTCAGTTTTAGTCATAATTTTCTCCGTTTAACTAAGTGGTAGTTTTGTAATCCCGAAGTAACTACCAACTCCTCCAACAGCAACATGATTATCGGTTTTTATAGTGTCTGTCAGCACTCGTAAGTATTTGGCTTGAGTATTTAACAAGTCTCATTTAACTGACCTCGTGAATTTTGTCAGCACCAAACACTTACACTTATGTTAAATTGTGACTAAAACTAACAAGGAGTAATATAAATATTTAACTTTGTTCTCCTGTCTCGTCTTAGTCACAAACTAATAAGCAAAAACTATCCCAGTATCGTGTGAAAATAGTTAATCTAAAGGATAGTCTTCGCTTGTTCTGCCATCTCCTCTAATTGTGCCTCTGACACAGCGTCAGCACATAAAGTCTCCATAAATCCTATTACAGCTTTTATAATTCTATATTCTGTCACAGGCACAGGGTTCTCTAACATCTCTGCTTCAACATGATTAAACAAATCAGCTAGTAAATCCTCTCGGTCACGAAACACATTCAGTCCTGTTATCACAAAACTAATATGTTCTAGTATTTTAGTATTTTCTTCATCACTCATAATTCTTCTCCTTTTAAAGTGTGTGTGGAAACTTATTAGGTTGCCATTTAATTTGTGCATATCTGCCATTAGGATAAGTTCTGCTACCTAAAACATCATCTTCAATATAAGTTTTAATTTCAGAATTCCATTTGCATAATGAAAAATAATGATAGCTTGACAATCTATCTCGTAAAGAAACAGTTAAATATTCTTCCCATCTTTTACGAGATAATTTCCCATCTTCAAAAAACTCGTTATTAATTTCTCCATTAAAAACAAATCTTTCATCTACATACTCTAAAAGGTCATCTAAAGTATCACCATATTGATATAGGTTTCCTATGTGATGATTATCAACTAATAAGTATTTACCATCATATTCATATTTGTATTCACTCATTATCATTCTCCATAGTTAAGTATAGTTTAGTTACTCGCCATTGAATAGTGCCACCATCATTCCAATCATGGTCATAATCTTCCCACTCTATATCAGTGTTTGGATAATGTTTTTCTATAACAGGTTTTAAGTCTGTCATAAAGGCTTTAAATTTTTCTTCCATCATTCACTCTCCTCAAACTTATTAGTCCACCAAGAAGAAACGATATAATGTTCTCCTTTACATGAATTACAATAACAATCCATTTCATTTTGTTTTCGTTGTTTATCTTTAAATATATTTATATCTTTAGATAAACAGTTATCGCACAACCAATCAGTATTCATGCACTCTCCTCAAATTTATCTTCATAGAAATAGACAGTAGCTACCACACCTTTAGTCGCACAGTCTCGCACACTAAAGTCTACATCATAAAACTCGTTATCAAGTCTTTTTAGTAATTCGTATTCAGTTAGTTTTTCCATCTTTAGTTACTCCTTAAAACTGTTCCATCAGTAATTGCTCTACTAAATCATCATC